TATGTTGCCCGGATATCAACGTGAAGCTGGTGCGGGCGGCGGGGGTCGAACCCGCACAGCCAAGGCCGAGGGATTTTAAGTCCCTTGCGTCTACCAGTTTCGCCACGCCCGCATGCCTTTTCTTTCAGGCACTTACTCGATTCCGTCAATCCCTGTTTTGCAAAACAATCCCCTGCGTTTTGCAAAACCTGTTCACCCGCCGTTCTTGGCGCGTGCCTTTTTCCCCTCGAAAGCCCTGATCACCTTGGCCTCGTTCTCGACGTGCCGAGTGTAGTGAGCGCCCATCCGCTCCGACTTATCGCCCAGTGCTGCGGCGATATCCCCGGTATCCGCTCCTGACCTCTTCAGGTCCGCCGCATAGGTCACTCTGAGGCCATGTAGCGTGGTGCCGGGACCGACTTTCCCCAATGCTTCTATATCCCGCAAATAGTGGCTGACTTCGGTCTGCATCTGCACCTCGTTGTCCCACGGTGACCCATCGGCACGTGTCGTGATATGCGTCGCCAGGGTCTTGTTTCCCCTGATAGCGTCGAGGTGTGTTTGCAGATCGGCCGCCGCCGGCACCCATACGACCTCGCCGTTTTTCCGGGTGATGACGCGGAAACACTTTCCATAAGAGGCGTCGTGCTGATACTCGCGCCATGTAAGCGTCGCGATGGTCTGGCCACGGAAGCCAGCGTACCGAGCGATCAGCAGGATAGTCTTGATGTTGGCTGGAGCCGCGTCGATCGCGGCGTCAACTTCTGCCGCCATCCATTCCCGATTCGCGTTCTTGTCGGCAGTGTGGGCCTTGTCGATTCCAAGAGCCGGGTTCATTCGCATCTTCTTCCGCTTCACCGCTTGGCCGAACATGGACGAGAGGGCGGAGATCATCTTGTCCGCGAAGCGGGGCCATTTCTCGATCGCGCATTTGTCGCGCAATTCGTACAACTCCGCTGTGTCGATATCGTCGAGTTTGGCGTCGAACACATCACGCATATGCTGGAATGCTGCCGTGTAGTCTTTCTTCGTAGCGGCTGAGAGCGTCTGATATTTTGGGCATTCGAGCTCGAACCATCGAACCAAGTCTCCAAGCGTCCCGGGCTCATAGGTGCGCTTGACGTCCGGCTGTCGCCGAGCGTTCCATTTGGCGATGAAATTCTTGTCGCTGGCGAGCAACCGCTTCAGCTCGGCCTTCTCGCCCTCGTAGGGCCCGAACAGCCGTTCGCCAGTCTCCCGGACGTAGACGTAGAGCTTTCCCCGGGCGCTGACGATGTTAAGCCCTGTGATTTTCAAGGTGACCACCATATAGCCGCTCCGCCAAGCTCTTCCTTGGAGCGGCACTTTGCTTGTTCGGGTCCATGGACACCAGCCATTCATCCAGGCGCTGGCGAAGATATCGCTCGCCCCTTGTGGATTGTGTGAATTTCAGTGGACGAACTGGGCAAACCTTTTTGAAGGTCTCGACACAGACGCCGCAATATGCCGCCGCCGATTTCAGGTCCATCGCCGCCGGCCAGTATGGGATTTGGTCGGTCATTCGCTGCCCTCCCTCGAAACGGGCGCGGGGGTATCGATCATCGAAAGGATGATCGCATCGTGATGGGCTTGCACTGCTGCTTTCGCGCCCGCCAAGTCATCTCCACCCTTCTTGAATTTCGGGTCTCGTTGGCTGCGCCAGTAGCCAGAGGCATAAGCCGTGTAGATGGTGCCGAGCACCACGGCCTCCGCGTCACCTCCGCGATACGGCTTCCATTCGAGCGGATTGACCTTAATCATCAGTCTCGACCTCCCCGCCGCCATGGCATTCGGCACAATCCATGCCAGTGTCAGGGAAAGCGCCAAGGCCTTTGCAGTGCAGGCATGGCTGGCCTTTTTCTTCTCCCATAGGAGAGGACAGAGCGGCGAGGGCCGTTTCTGGATAGATCTGTACCGATCCGGGCTCACGCTCGCTCTCGACGGCATAGCCGATCGGCGTTAGCTCAGTGCTGTAGAAGCCGACAATACGGCCCTGCCAGGATGAGCCCTTTGTCTTGCGGACACGGTCGCCGAGCGCGAATTTTCCGCCCATCGCAATATGGGTGGGCGATGGGGTGCGACCATCTGCACGGTCTGCATAGATGATACCATCGACGATCTGGGCGCACGTCTGCTTCTGAGCTGCCGTCAGGCCGTCATAGAAGTCCATGCACCCGAGCTTCTGCTTTGAATAGCGGTCGGACCAGAGGGCCATAGCTACGCGGGCTTCGGCGTGCGGGTTGAGGTTGCGGTCGCTCATATCACTTGCCTTTCTGCTGAAGAGGGGAGAGGCGGAAACGCCGAATTATCATCCGCTTGAGACGTGCATGAATGGCGACGAGGCGTTCCTCGTTCGACCAGTGCCAGCCGGCGTAATGCTCGTCGGAGCGTTCGCGCGGGTACTTGGATTCCATCAGGTGGGATGCTTCTTTGTGAGCAGCCGCAGCAAGCGTCATGAAGTGACGGCCGGCCGATGGGGAGAAGTAGACTGTGCGGGCGCGGGCCTCGATCATCGTCTCGTCTCCTGTATCGGGGCGTAAAGCTGGGCGGGTGGCAATTGTGGTTTCGATGGGCGATCGGGCTTCGACCGCTTGGGGAAGCCGGCGCCGCGGATAGCCTGCTTCGGCTGCTTCAAACCGTTGGCGCGATCATACTGACGCTTGCTTTTGGCGATCGCCGTCACGTCCTGGTTCGTCTTGCCGTCTTTGCCACGATGGCAGCACTTCCCGAGCAACTGGCCTTCCGCAATGGTGATTTTCCGCTGCTTGTCGGCTTCTGGTCGAAGAGCTTCCGCGATGATGTGGTCGATCTCGAAGGGCTTGCCGCCGAGGACGAGCTTGCAGCGCTCGCAGCAAATCTGGCCGAGCTCGTTTTTGGAGCGCTCGACGATCTGCTCACGCTGGTTTCGGGTAAACTCCCGTCTCATCCGCGCGTCCTCGCCATCAGCGCAGCGATCCCGCGCATCATCTTCCGGACGGCGGTCTCGCTCCTGGGTCGGGTGTTCATGCCCTTGGCGGCTATCTCGCGCTGGAGCTGCTCGACGGTGGCGGCTACCTTTTCCCGGTGGGCTATTGTCTCCGGACGAGCGTGGGGGCGCTTCTGGAGGTATTCGGCGGCGGTCCTCATGCGCCTTCCTCCTCTTCAGCCGGCTCAGATACCCAGAACCAGGTAGCGTATGCGGTCAGTTCGAATTCCTTGCCGCAATCGCTGCATTCAAATTCCGAGATGTTCTCATCATAGAGCCGCCAATTCTCGTCCAACGGCATGTTGACGTGCTGGCAGTGCGGGCAAACAGCCCCTTCGGAATTCATGAGATCAGTTGAGCGCGTCATTCTTCACCGCCTTTCGCCGGATCATCCTTGCGATGGCGGAAGTATTCGAGCGCAGCTTCTGCAACTGAGGTTTCGGCAAGCTCTTCGATATCGCGGCCGAGTTCGGCGGCGATGACGCGCAGGCGTTTCATTGTTTCGGACGATGCTAGAACATTGATGGTGCTGTAGCTCATTCCGCATCCTCCCCATACTTCACGCCGCAGAAGGGGCAATAGGTGAGGAACATGGAGACGGCCTTCGGCTTGCCGCGCCCTTTCTCGATCTGATCCGTTTCCAGCATCAGGCCTGGGTGGTTGGCCTCGTGGAACATGAACGCTTGCGAAAGGCGCGTGTTGCGGGTCGCCAGCTTTTCGTTGACGGTTTCGATGCAGGTGCAGGTCATCGAGCGTTCTCCTCTAAACCATCGAGGTCGATAGACCAGTTCACTATCTTCCCATCTGCATCGATGGTCATGATGACGTAGTCACCATAGCCAGAGCCGCCGGGCGACATGATGGAAGGCACATAGCCTTCGATCTCACGAACGACATTCTTGTCGGCGTCCAGGAGACGATAAATCCCGGCGTCACAGACCTTGTAATGCACATCGGCGGTAGTGCCGTCCGGCCAACCTTCGACGACGCCAGTCGTCAGATCGATTATCGGGCACCACGAATCCTTGATGCGGCAAGGGATCAACGTGCCTTCGGTGTCCTCGACGCCGTTGACTTCGCCGTCTTCCCAATAGCGAACGCCGCATTCTGCCTGCAGGTATTTCACTTCCTTGGTCAACTTTTGGGTGAGCTGGATGGTGACTGTCATGCCGCTTTTCCTTTCGGATCAGACCAAACGACGCCGTGCTGGGCGCCGAAGGCGAAGATGATTTCGATGAGGTCGGTCATCTCGTCTCGCGAGAGATCCGACGAGGACGTGCCGAGCGTCACAAAGCCGGTGCCGTCGGTGTTCGGCACGAAACGGATCTGCTCGCTCTTCTCCCGGCGCAGCGCGTCGAGCATCACGAATTTCCAGTCTTCGGTGGTGAGCTGCAGCCCGTGCCAGGCGAGCTGGAGCGAGATGTCGGTGAGCATCGCCCACATACGGTCGTTCTGAGGGGTGGAGCGCTTTGGTCCTTTAAACTCGACGCGCGTATCCATCGGCGCGCGCCGAATCCAATCAATCGCCTTCTGGCGGAAATGATCGTTTGCGAGGACGAGAAGCGCTCTACCCATGTTCAGCCCGCCATCAACAGTTCGCCGTCGGCATCAATCGGCGCGGGCTTATACAGGCGGTCGAGTTTGGCGACGGTACCGCGGACCTCGTTCATGAAGCTGACAACCTCGCGTTCAAGGGTCGAGATGTAGACGTCATCACGATGAACCCGCTTGCAGAAGAACTGCAGGTGCTCCTGGACGCGGGGATCAAACGACACGAAATCACACCAGGCGCGACCCGTGCACGCCATCTGCCACTGCATCTGAGGAATGTATTCTTCCGGCACTTCTTGGCTGAGAAGCGTTTCAATGTGCGTCTCAGTTTTCGGGCACTTGATTTCCAGCAACCCATCGGATTCCGAAAGACCGTCAGGGGAGGCGCCGCTATCACCGATGGTCGGATGCAAGATGAACCCGACTTCTTCAACGACAGCTGCCCGGTTGAAAACGTACGCTTCGCGCGCTTCCGATTCGGTTTCAGTTCCCCAGCGCATTTCTTTGCTGGTGTACTTTTCGGCTGACTTACCCGTTAGGCGCTCGACGACGAGTTGCTTGGCGTAGGCTTCCCGCGTGGCCGCATATGCACCCTTCGCGGTTTTGTTGATCAGGTCGGCGATCCGCGAAGCAGTGGTCTTGCCGGCGCGCGCCTGAAACCATTCATCCGTGCCTTGAATGATCTTATCCATTTTCGGCAGCCTTCTTCTCGGCGATGACGGCGATACGACGGCGCAGCGAGCCAACGACTTCGTTGAACTTCGAAGACGCGATGTCGGGGATGGCCTCGACCTTCCATCGCTGGCAGAACTGGTCAATCTCCAGCTCAGCCTTTTCGATCAGGTCGCGGATGACAGACGCCTGCGCCTCCGTAATCGTGGCAGTATCTTCCGGCGCGGGTGGCGTCTTGTTGCCATCCTTGTCGTCGAAGAATGCAAGATCGAGCGCGCTGGCCTTGAGGTAGCGGCGCGCATACGTCTGGGTGCTGCCCTTCGCTTGAATGGCCGTCTTGTTGACCGTGCCGCCAGAGCCTGTGTTATCGAGGGGGAAGTCGTCTTCGTATACCTTCTCATGGCCACCAGCGTGACCGATGGTGAGCTGCATACGGATATGGCCAGCGAGACTGCAGGGGATCGGGGCAGACGTGGTGGAGAACCCATGCTTGGTCAGGATCGGCGTCACGACACGTTCGATGTCAGCAAGATCGGCGTATTTCGATTTCGTGTGCTTGTTGTCGTTCGTACGAAAGATCGGGCCGATTTCCGCCTGAACCGCTGAAAAGGCAGAGAGCCATTCGCGGCGGGCCGCTTCAATCCGGTCCTCCCTCGCCATCTCGCGGCTGCGATCCTCCATCCGCTCTTTCATCGCCAGCATTTTCTCTAGCCGGTCGATCGGGATATCCGGATCCATGGCGATGCGTTCGATCATGGCGACCATCGGCGCATCGTTGGCCGGAACGAGCTTGGTCTCGTTCTGCAATGCGATTTCCTGCTTTACTGCAGCGCTCATGGCTTTCTCCTCAATACTGAAGGGTGACGTTCGGGACGAGGCCGCGAACGAGATGGCCGACGATGGCCTGCGCCTGCTCGGTCGTGATGCCGGAGCACTCGACGAGTTCGGCAACGATGTTGTTGTTGACCTGCTTGCGATGGGCCTTGTCGGCATCACGGCGGCGCTGCTCTGCCTCTTCGGCTTCTTTCGCCCTGGCTATCCGCTGGCGCTCCGCTTCTGCCTTGCGGTCGGCTTCAGCCTTGGCCTCTTCGATGTCGCGGGCAGCCTGTGCTTTCGCTTCTTCGGCGCGGCGATCGGCGTCAGCAATGCGCTGTTCGGCCTCACGTGCAGCCTTGTCGGCAGCATCCTTGGCAACCTGCTCGATCTCCGCCTTGCGCTTCTCTTCAGCCAGACGCTCGTTCTCGGCGCGCTCAGCCTCGCGCTGCTTCGCCTCTTCGGCGGCTGCAATCTCGACCTTCTCCTGCTCAAGCTTGGCCTTGGCTGCGCGCAGTTCTTCAAGCTCGCGCGCGTCGGCCTCCTGCTTCTCGGCAGCTTCGATCAATCGGACGAGGGAAGCGGACGCATCGGCCTTAGCTATAGCCGCGCGGTCTTCGAACTCTTCCCATGAAGCATCGACGAGCGTGTCCTCGACAGTAGCGAGAGCGGTCCGCAGTAGTGCTGAAGGCTGCCCTGTTGGGGTGGAGATCATGGCCAGCAGCGCGTCAAGCGCGGTCTGGTGCTTGTCGATGCGTGCCTGTTCCGCCGTCTCCCAGTCGGTGAGCGGCTGGCGAACGCTGGCCTGAAGCTTCTCCAGGCGCTCTTCGATCTTCGTGCGGGTCGCGTTCACCTTCTTGGTGTTCTCGCGCCATTCGCCCGTCAGGGCCAAGCCCTGCTTATCGAGAGCGACCTTCGTCTTGGCGATCTTATGGGCGAGCGACTTGATGGCATCGCGGCCCGTCTTCGTCGTCAGGTCTGGCTTATGCTCCTCGACCTTCTTCAGGATGGCATCATAGAGCTTGTCGAATTCCTTCTCGTCGGTGAATGTCGCAACGTTCGGTACCGTCGGCAGGACAACGATCAGATCGGTAGAGGTGGCTTGATCAGCCATGACGGACATTCTCCTGATTTTCGATGGCTCGGTGCTTGAGCTGGGTTTCGGCCTGAGACAAAGCCCAGAGGCCCGCGACTGCAAAAAGGATGATGACGACAACCGCCTGATTGAGACCGGCGATCATCTGCCGGCGTTCGGCTTCGATCTTCTCGTTGATGGCCTTGGCGCGATCGACGAAGGACTGTGCGGCTTCGAGGTGCTGGCTCATGCTTCACCTGCCTTCACCAGAGCTCGGCATTCATCCATTGTGACGCGATGAGACACGCCTTCGCAGTCTTGGTAGAGGCTGCAATAGTCCGCATCCGCTGGCGCTTCAGACAGAACGATCCGTGCTATCTTTGCGAACGGTTCCAGCGCCTCGCGAAGCTTGGCTATCTCCGCCTCCTTGGCGGCGAGGGCTTGGCGCTGTTCGCGCAGAGCGGCGTAGGGATCTCGCTCCATCTTGTTGAGGTCACCTTTGGGCAGCATCGCATCAAACGACCACCCATCCATGTCTTCAACCAGATCACGCAAGCGGTCGGCGTGATTAGTGCTGCCGAAGTATGACCGATCGCCCTCATCCTCAACGTGATCAACGACGTTCTGGACAGTCTGGCGAGCGTCATCCAGTAGGACGATGATGGAGCGATACTTCCCCTTGAACAGGTTCCGTTCCGCTTCGATGCGTTCGATCACGGTACCGCGCCGATCCATCTCAGCCGCGATTTCGTCAACGGATGCCTGACGGCTTGAATGAACAATGGTCATCAGAAATCCTCCCGCATCATCTCTCGCTTGGCGTCGGCGGCGTCGTCGAGCGCTGCCTCGTGCTGTTCGGAAGCTTCGGCCATCAGCCAAGCCTTGAAGCTTTCAGTGCTGGTGATGCGATCCTCGATCGACCACGGCAGGTCGATCAGGCCGCTGCCATCCTCGAACGAGACCTTGTTGACCTCGACGCTCGGCTCTTCACCCGGCTCGGTCAGTGTCTGCTTGCAGCCGGGATGAACCGTGAAGGCAACCGACATTTTGAGGTTCACCTCTGTGCCGCAGCTATCGCCTGTGATGGTGACGGTCTGGAAGGTGTGGAATTTTCGGGTCATACCCGTTCCCCCGAGTTAAGCCGGATCAACGGGATAAGGCCGGGACGAGGGCGGAAGACAGGGACGGGCGCCGAAGCGGCAACATCATCCTTCCAGCAAGCCCAAGCTCGGCTGTCGCGAACGTAGGCAGGGAAAAGGCGATCGTCTTCGAGGCCGAATTCAGTGTTGTCGGCGCGGAAAAGCCACTGTTGAGCGACTTCCTCGGTGATGTCTTCCGACTTCATCGTCTCGGTGTTGATGCGGAAAATGCTCTGAACGCCCTCAGCAAACTCGTCGAGGATATGATCGACCTTGTAGGCCGTGCCGAAGAACGGGCTTTCCGTGATGAAAGGCTTGCCGCCGTTGATGCGTTCAATGGCGAAGTAGGTTTCGTTCGTTTCGATTATGTGCTTGCGCATCGTCTCATCCTCGTCGCCGGTGGCGTTTCGTTGATGAGTTGGACTTTAAATCCAATTAGAATGCGCGTCAATCTAAAATTGGATTTATTTTCCAAAGCGACAAATCGACTCGACTCACGCTTGATGTTCTGGCTTTTTAGAACGAAAGGAGAACAAAATGGGCTATGCAGTACTAAGGTCAGCCGCGCCGTTCACGCTCCACATTAGGTGCGACAACTGCATGCGAGACAGCGAAAAGATGGTGGAGATGCCAGTTGGCGACGAGGTTCCGCGAGATGCGGAAGAGCTGATCGAGAGTGTATTTCTTGAAAAAATCCCGTTCCGTTGCCAGCCATGTGGTGGCGTCATCGGCAGACTGATCGGGATTAGCGGAGGTAATGCTTATGACTACTGAGAGAGACGTGATCGAGTTCATCGTCGTGCCGCCCTATGAGCAGCGCGCAGCGGTAGCTGCCGCCAAGGAACGGTTTGAGCACTATCTGGGCAACAGGTTCCCCGGCTACAACTTCAAGATAGCAACGTTCGCGCCGGTGGGAGAAGAGGGGGAATTCTGCATCGTGCCGATAATGAATTTCCTCGGCGACGACGGGAAGAGCTACATGTGTTCGGAACCCAAACGCTGGGTGATGCAGGATATCGCCAAGGCCTGTAGGGAATTCGATCTGCATGGCTTAAGGCACTTTGCTGCATAGAAAAGAGCGGTACCCTTAAAGCCAACCGAACCCTTTTGCCATTAACCCAGCAAGGCCAACGGCGACCCCTATAAGTGCTCCAAACATGATCCGGAAGTCGGCCCGAGCGTCTGATCTCAGGTCGCGGAGATCCTGCTTAATCTCGGCAAGTGTGGCCTTGATATTATCAACGTCAGCTTCGACTTTGGCTATCCGTGCTTCCATACGTCCATCATTGCCACCGCCACCCCCAGAAGACAATGGGTTTGAAGGATGGTTATCGTTGCTGGTCGAGTAGATTTCGCTGACTTTAGCCATTGGATTGGAGCCATTCCCTGACGATACTAGCCGAGAAGAATTTGATGTATCCGCAGTTACGGCAATTAAGTGTATGCACGGGCATAACCTTGTCTGTCCACGCGCCTGGGATAACGCCGATCTGCAAGTATGGATCGGGGCGGTAGTCGCCAACTGCTTGGCTGGTTCCCCAGTCATTCACATCACACTCTGGACACGGCTTCTCAGGAGCCTTGCTCGCCAAAAATCGAGTGAAATCCTGATGCGTTATGCGGCTGTTCTCATCTATCGGAATCGGTTCACGGCGATTTTCATCGGTCAAGTCACAACCCCTTGGTTCAAAAGCCTGGCATTTCATTCATGACGCGTCGAACGATGGCAATGACCTGAACGGTCACCCCGTCGTCAGCGTCATATTCACGTTTCACCACAATAGGCTTGTGCTTCGCGTTCGTTGATCGCGGATGGAATTCGGCGCGATCGGGAAAAACCTCAAGCTGTTTCACTGACCATTCGCGGAAGTGTCCGTCATCGCGGGTGCGCTCGACAACGACCACCATGCCGGATTTCAGTTCGACGAGGTGCTCGACATCTTCGTAGGACAGACAGACAAGGCGGTCGCCGGGAAAGATCGGGCGAGGGCGGAGATCATTCATGCTATCGCCGCTGCAGTCGAACACTAGCTGCCTGGCGTTCGGGAATTTCTCGTCCCTCGGCAGCATGATCTCGACAGGAGCGGATTGATCGAACTCGTCGACCTCACGGAAGGCGCCAGCTTCGACAATACCGGCGACGCGGCCCGCCACCATGCCAACGGCTGAAAGCGATACCGTGCTTTCGTCTTCAAGCCCGTCACGAAGCCAGAGCAGCGGCTTACCCACTGCATCCGCGAGTTTCTCCATTACGTTTCCTCGCGGCTGCTCCGTATCGCCGCGCAAATATTTGTTGATGCTGTCATAGGAAACACCTGATGCTTCATGGAGCTCAGCCTTTCCCCAGCCGAGTTCATCCAACCGTTCTTGTAATCTTTGCCACCATTTCATGCTCGGCATCATACTTTAGGATTTATTTTCCGTTTTGGATTTAACGTCCGTTGCGTTTGGATTTAAAATCCTATAATCATTTTCCATGAGCACTTATCGAACCATTCCCGAGATCACCAAGGACTGCGGCGGCGCTCGAAGGATCAGTGATGCCAGCGGCCCCTTGAATGAAAAGAACAAGCGCCCGCTGACGCACGACGCTGTGTACAAGTGGGCGCTGACCGGAATCCCTGATCGCCATTGGCCGTTGGTGATGTCTCTGACCATCACGACTGCCGAAGAGCTGCATGCCGCTAATTGCCTTGTGCGCGGAGTTGAGATCGCTGCGGAGCATGCAGCATGACCGACGCTCAAGGTATCCCCCGACTGCAGCTCAAGTCCATCGTGGAAAGAGTGGAGCGTTTGGAAGCGGAGATCGCTGATCTGAACGCGGACAAGTCCGACATCTACAAGGATGCCCGTGGCAACGGCTTCGACGTGAAGGCAATCAAGAAGGTCGTGTCGCGGCGCAAGCTCGACGACAACAAGCGCGTCGAGGAAGACGTCGTTTTCGAAACCTACTGGGACGCTATTCACGGAACTGGCCTCGTGCATGCACACGCACGAGAAAACATTGAGGAATTTGACGCGGAAACGGGTGAAATCCTCGAAGGGGAGTCCGCAGGTACTGCGTATGGTCTCCCCACCAATCAGCCGGAAACGGCCCCGGAAGAAGCGGCACCTCACGAGGTTGCCGACGTCAACAGCGTCGAGAGCGTAAGCCCACAGGCTGAAACAGCCGCTACAGGCAGCATCGACGCCAACACAGGAGGCGGTCATGTAACCGACGGTCGGAATGCTCAACCAGATCAGGCCGGTGGCCTCGTTCAACGCCCACCGGCCAAACCCCTCCGACCACAATGCCGAAACCCCGGCGATCACTGCGGTGGATACGGAAGCACTCATTGCAACTCCTGTGTCCAAGCAGCGAAAGAAATCGAGGTGGCGGCATGACCCCCATCCTTCCATCCAATTCAACCGACGCAATGGCCCAACGCGCGATTGAACGCGGCGTCGGGCTCGATCGGAAACAGATTTCAAGACCGGAGAAATTGCCATGAGTGCATCGCTCATCTTCGCCATTGCCGGCGTAGCTCTTCTCTACATCCCGGCGGTCGCCTTCTTCCTTGGCACCCTCCGATACGCGGATTGACGGCGCGGCACCCCTCCAGGCCCCGTCAACGCTGGTCCCGGTCATCCTCCTCCCGGCCGGGACCAGCAACCCTGATCCTCACCCGGTTGTTCTTGAGCCTCATAACGACGGCTTGAACGACCGGCCCGAGACTTTCGAAAGGGGCCGACGACAGCGGCGGCATGTCGTCGGCGGCAGGGCGAGGCGGAACGGGTGCCCTGCGAAACTGAACAATTTTGTCGTCTTTGGACGGAGTAGAAGATGAAAGCCGAGATTTCCGATCTGACATATTCATTCCTTTCAGAGTGCTTCCGCGTCGACGAACGCCGAGGCGTACTGATCTGGAACGAGCGACCAGAGAAGCATTTTTCTAGCGCCTTGCAGTGCGTTGGGTGGAACAAGATCTTCGCGGGCAAGGATGCCGGCTGGGTAAAGAACGGTCGGGAAGTCACTAAAATCAGGGAGAGGCAGTTCCAAACGCATCGGCTGATCTATGCGCTCTGGCACCGTATCAACCTGTGCGACGTGCCAAGAATCCTTGATCACGCTGATGGCAACCCTTTGAACAATCGCCCCTCTAATCTGAGAGAGGCGAGCAAGTTCGAGAACGCCTTCAACGCCCCTCGATACGGCCACAACACCAGCGGTTTTAAAGGCGTCTATTTCGACAAGCGAGAGGGCGGTTGGGTGGCCACGATCACAGCATTCAAGGTGAAAATCTATCTTGGCATCTACGCAACGAAAGCTGAGGCCGGTGCGGCCTACTGCGGGGCGGCTCGAGTCATTCACAAAGATTTCTACCGAGAGAATCAGGAACCAGTTGCGGCAGCCTGAGCCGGAGAGGGGAGAGTGCTGATTGGCGTCGGCACGTCTTCCCTCTCCATCACGATTAATCGTCCTGCGCATCGGCAACTCCTGTGAACAAGGAGAAGATCGCACAGGAGCAAAACCACATGTCGGAAAAGTCACCCGGAAATGCGGGGAAACTAAAACAGGGCGTGAGTAAGCGGATGAACGACGTAGCCACAGCAAATTTCTTGATCGCGGAGATCGGGGCGAGGCGCCACATCGGCGACATGTTCCGGAATGCCTGCAAGGAGCTGCGCAAGCGCTTCCCTCACAACGACGACCCAGAAAACCAATGGACGGAACGCCGCCTGCGGGGGTGGTGGAACAACGAAAGCCGGACGGTGAAGCACTTCCAGATGGTCGAGCTTTTCGAGACGGCAGAAGCAATACGGGCAGCGAGGACAGAACATGCCGAATACAAAGCCAAGACCGCCGCTCTTCGTCAGATGGCTCAGCTTCGATCGTCGGCACGCGCTGGCGATGTGGCTCAGAGATAAGGCTGCCGGCCTCGCAGAATGGATCTGCCCGGAACTGGTGGAGGAGCAAAAGTGAATGTGGCTCTACGTCCCGAACACCTCAACATCCTCTCCATCTGCACAGGTGGAGCCGGCCTCGATCTCGGCGTCGAGCTGGCAATTCCAAGCGCTCGAACAGTCTGCATGGTGGAGAGGGAAGCCTTCTCGGTCGCGTCACTGGTGGCAGCGATGGAACAAGGGCTCCTTCATCCGGCTCCTGTGTGGAGTGATGCCAGAACCTTTAACGGCCGAGCATGGCGTGGCGCAGTGGACGGCCTCATTGGTGGCATCCCGTGCCAGCCTCACAGCCTCGCCGGACGCAAGCAGGGAAGCAACGACGACAGAGACCTCTGGTCGACAGGTCGCCGCATCATCGTCCAGTCGGGCGCGTGGTTCGTCGTCATCGAAAACGTCAGCGGCATGCTCGCGGCGGGGGCTGACGAAATCGCTGGCGCCGAGCGGGTTTGCGGAGACCTTCGCAAGCTTGGTTTCCAGGTGGAGGGCGGATTGTTCACGGCGTCAGAAATTGGCGCGAGCCATCAGCGGGAACGCGTCATTATCCTTGGCGTGGCTGACGCCGTCTGCGAACGAGGATGCAGCTGGGACGGTGGACGGCAAGATGCAGCGCATGCTGACGCATCAGGCCAAGGAAGTGTCGGACCAGTGGTCGACTCCGAGAGCATCGGACGCGGAGAAGGGCGGACCCAATCAGGCTTTCGGCGCGGGCGGTATTCCTCTGCCGGCTCAAGCGGCTCAATGGGCAACTCCTCGGGTATCGTCGGAGAGGACATCATCGATCGCGCTGGAGCGACCGGACAGCGTGTCGTCGCTCTCGATCGCCCAGCAGGCGGAAATGGTCATGGGGGAAGTGCCGCGGGAAATCTATCTTGTGAGCGAGAAGACGCAACGCCGTCTTGGCTTCGACCCCTCTTCGCTCCGGGACCAGCTGACTTATCCAGTTGGTGCGACACTCTCGCATCCCCGCCGGAGCTTGAACCCGCTTTTCGTCGAGTGGCTGATGGGCTGGCCTCCCGCATGGACATTGGTCGCGTGGACCGACTTCGCATGCTCGGAAACGGAGTTGTGCCTCTTCAAGCAGCGTATGCGCTCCGCACTCTTGTCACTCGGCTTGCCGCACGAGGCTCCGCCGGCGCAGCTCGCCTTGTTCGGATGATGGAGGCAGCATGACCGACGCCCTTACCGACCTCTCCGAAGAGATAAAATTCCTCGACGAGGAGATCCGCGGCCTCAAGGCCCGCACGACGGGGAGTGAAACCCAGGTCCACAAGCTCTCGATGCTCACCCGCCTTCGCGAGCGCTGCGAGCGTTCCAAGCAGGCGATAGAGCGGAAGGCAGGGCAATGATCGAAACCAGAACACTCCTCGACGGCCGCTGCACCATGCTTGTCGGCGATTGCATCGACGCAATGCGTTCCATGCCGGCGAACTCTGTCGATTGCGTCGTCACGTCGCCGCCCTACTGGGGACTTCGCGATTATGGTGTCGCAGGCCAGATCGGGCTTGAACCGACGCTCGCCGAGCATCTGCAGGTCATGGTGCAGGTGTTCCAAGAAGTTCGCCGAATCCTGAAGCCGCAGGGAACGCTCTGGCTGAACTACGGCGACTGCTATGCCACCACGCCGAATGGTAAGTCGGCCGCTGCATACAAAGCCGACGGTTCTGACGATCGCACTTTCCGTGACAAACCTTTCTCGACAATCGGCGGCGCGCTGAAGCCTAAGGATCTATGCATGATCCCGAACCGGCTGGCGATCGCCCTGCAGGAGGACGGCTGGTACGTTCGATCCGAGATCATCTGGCACAAGCCCAATCCCATGCCGGAATCGGTCTATGACCGCCCGACCTCGTCACATGAGAAGATCTGGCTGCTGACGAAGGGCGAGGACTACTTCTACGATCACGAGGCCATTCGCGAGCCAGTGAGCGGTACCGCTCACGCCCGCAAGCCTGGCCCGAACAGCCGACAGAACGTCGACCGCGTTCCTCGATCGAGAAAAGGCAGCTCCGGCGTAGGCTGGGGCCGTCTCGACAAGATCAATCCGGGCGAAACCGATCGAGGCCGTGACCGTATTGTCTCGAAGATGGCGGACGAGAGCGATCCCTTCAGGAAGTCGAAGCCATCCTTCGCAGCATCGACCGGCGACCTCGTCGAAACGAAGAACGCCCGCAACGTCTGGACTATCGCTCCAAAGGCGTTCCGCGAGGCGCATTTTGCGACGTTCCCGCCGGCGCTGGCCGAGCGTTGCATAAAAGCTGGAACACCGAAAACCATCTGCTCATGCTGTGGAGCCGTTGAAGGCTGTGGCCTGATCTGTGAGGTGTTCGGCCGAGAGCCTGGCGTCGTCTTCGATCCTTTCGGCGGCGCCGGCACGGTCTCGCTCGTAGCTGAGCAGCTTGGGCTCCGATCCATCATGGTCGAGTTGAACCCTGAATATGCTGAAATCGCTGAGCGCCGGATAACGGGCGTGCCCATCCCGATCGAGACGGAAGGAGAGGCAGCATGACCTTTTCCGAAGCCTACGCCATCCACGGTCCTGATGTTGAGGCAATCGCCGATGCACTCGGTATCGCGCCACCAGTCGCTGATAGCTTGATCAATGCCGAACTCACCAAGCGTCACCATGACCGCCTGAAGGAAGAGAAGCGCCGGACAGCGCAGCGCGATCATATGCGGCGCGTCCGGTCTGATCTGCGCGCCATGCGCGCCGGGAGGTCCGCATGAAGGAAAGCCAGATCCACAAGGCTGTCGTCGCGCACTGGAAGGCTCTTGCCCTGCCTGGGACACTCGTTGCCACCATCCCGAACATGGGAGCCATGGGCCAGCACGGGCTTACCAAAGGACTGCCGGACCTGATCCTGATCGGGCCTGAAATGCACGGCTATCTGGAACTCAAGACAGAGACCGGGAAGCTCACGGGACCGCAGCGCGACTTTCAGTCCATCTGCATCGCCAGAGGGATTCCGTTCTACGTCACATATGGCCGCGACCAGCCTATTCAGCTGCTCGAAGAACTTGGGCTCGTCAGGAGGGCTGCATAGTGGCCGATCTCCCTTGCATGCCGTTCTGGACCGACGCCTATCTGGCCGACACCCAGCACCTCACGACCGAGGAGCATGGCGCCTATCTGCTGCTTCTTTTTCAGGCATGGCGCTCGCATGACTGCTCGCTGGCCGACGACGACGACATGCTGTCACGTCAGGCAGGCGTTTCCATCGCCAAGTGGAAGGTGATGAAGCCGATCATCATGTCGTTCTGGAAGCTCGATAAGCGTCGTAAAAGATGGGTGCAGAAGCGGCTCAAAATTGAGCGCGAAAAAGCGACAGTCAAAAAGGCTAAAGCACGAGATAGCGCCGCAAGTCGTTGGAAAGACAGAGAAAAGGGTGATGCGAACGCATTGCGAACGCAATGCTACCCTGAACCTAATCCTGAACCTATCGAAAAACCTACAAAAGGTTTTTCTCAGGGCGCTCCCGCGCCGAAAAAAACTCCTCGTCAAAAAATGTTGGAAGGGATCCACAATGGCTGATTTAGTCCCGAACGATATCTTCGAACGCCTTCCAGAGCGGTACCAGCGCCGAGCGCGCGACATTGCCACCCGTGTTTCAGAGCTGAATCTGCTGCTGAAGCGGTGCGACCTGATCGCCATCGTCGATGCGGCAACAAGGCTTCAAGGCCAGCTCCGTTGGCAGCCTGAGACCGACCACGAGGCATTCGGCACTGAGTTTCGTGTTGCCTGCGAAGACCTGCCGGAATGGGCAGTCTCCGAAGCCACGAACGATTTCCTCGCCGGTAGGGTCACAAATCACACGGGTCAGTTCATGCCGACGTGTGCCGAGTTCGCCCGCCATGCCCGTTCCGTGGTGCTGCCATTCCTCACCGAGATGTCGATCTTGCGCCGTGAGGCCGAGCAGCTATTCGAGCGGGCCGAAGACGAGCGCCGCCGCGATCAGATAGCGATCGAGCGAGCAAGACCCGGCCATCGGGAGTGGGTTCGTCAGTTAGCCAAGTCAGTGACGGCCGGCGCTCCTGTGATCTCCAGCCGAACACACAGCCGAGTGGATCAAGACACGCAGGCTCGCCTCGATGCCCTCAAGGCAAAGCGCGGCGAACCGGAATCCAAGCTTTCTCAAACCAGTATAGTTCGGAGTGCAAAACGATGATCGTCGCAGCGAGACAATTCAACAGTGCCGCGGAAATGAGGGCGGCCGCCGTCGCCGTCCACGCACGGTGCTTCAATCCGAAGCCTCTCCGGTTGATCGCCTCTCTTCCTGTCGTGGAAGTACCAGCGATCGCCACCGTGACACCTGTCCGGCGCCGTGAAGTTGGGCCGGCTTGGATGCATGAGCCGACATTTTTCGATGCCCACATCGCGCAGCATCGTAGCCGCATGGTCGAGATCGGAGCGAACCCGGCCCGCGTCTACATCAAGGATCGCTGCAGAGAGCTGGGCGTCACCTACCGATTGATGATCGGATCCGACCGCCGCAAGAAGACCTGCGATCTCCGCCACGTTTTGATGTGGGAGGTGCACCGCAGGTTCGACTTGAGCTTCCCGGCAATCGGTAGGCTCTTTGGCGGTCGGGATCACACCACTTGCCTCTACGCCATCCGCAAGATCGAAGCGCAGCGGGGTGAAGCATGACAAACACTTTTAACTCAGGCGCCATCCTCTCTCCGAATGGATGGATAGCCTTCTACCGCGACGTTCGGTGGTCTGAGAACCGGATACTTCGTGACGGCAAGCACAACATCATCTTTCCAAGCCAGCAGGAAGCCAAGGAGGCGGGTCATGCGGCGCTTCTGGCCCATCTCAACGGCCACATGGTCGGCGAGTTCATGAGTGCGGTGCCAGCAACAACCAGGCGGGCGAAATTCGCGGAAGCCGAACGAAAGCTTTTCCGTGGCGGCGGGAAAACAATCCAGGTTGAATATTCAGGTGCAAGGGACTGAAGAATGGCGAAACGAGGCCGCAAGGCGAAACTAGGCGGAGTGACGTTGGCGGCAGTCGGCCACATGCAGACGCAACCGGTGCTGAGCGAGGTGGAAAACCCGCTCTACAACCCGGCCCACGATGGGGAGAACTGGAACCCGAAGAAGATCACCGGCATCAAGAACATGAAGGAGAGTGCGCTGGTCACACTAGAGCAGCGCGGCCTCCTCGACGACGCGCAGGTGAAGGCCGGGGAGCGGTTCCGCACCGTCTGGGAATCGCTCGGCGGCTCGGGCGCTGGATCGTTCGACTATAGCCGCGAGCCTGTTGACGGTGGCGGACCTCGATCGGCGCTTTCCGATCGCCAGATCCAGGCGGGCATTGATCTCGCGGATTGCCGACGCGTCCTTGGCATAGGTTACGACATTATGGTGAAGGTGGCAGGCGAGGGGCGCGCCGTGACCGAGATGACGCCGAGCAAGAACCTCCAGCGGGCCTATATCGAAATGCTCAAGCAGGGCCTGACCGCACTGGCCATCCATTTCGGATACGAAAATCATGGGAAACTGCGGAAACGGGCATAAATAGCTATTTGACCCAGAACCCGACGATGCTACATAGAAATTACGGTGGTGATTTGCGTCTAACGCAGTGAAATCCACCGCGCCCCATCCTTAACTTTGAAGCGTAGCTCAGTCGGTAGAGCAGGCGACTGTTAATCGCCTTGTCGCAGGTTCGAGCCCTGCCGTTTCAGCCATTCCAGCCCGCCCGGTTCGCCGAGGCGGGCGCTTTCATTTGGAGAGAGCGATGAGCAAGACGGTTGTTGTCGATGAAGCTTACCGCGACCGCCAGACGGCAAACCAGTTCAACGCTGCATTCCGCCACTGCCGAATCGGCAAGGTGACGATGAAGCGCCGGCAGCCAAACCCGTTCAGACATATACGCCCGATCAAGCCAACCTGGCCCTTCTCATTTGAGGAAACAAATCCGCCATTCGCTGACACCGAGTGGAAGCAGATGTTCATGGACAAGTGCGGCTGTAGGGTTGGCACCGCCTGCGGCAACGTCGCTTGCCCGCATCGGCTCGCCGCCACTTGCTAACCCCTCCGCTACGCATACGCGCTAATGCTTTCAACCGCCGCAGCGGTTTCTCCGACTGGCCCAACCAGCGACTGGGGCAAGGCTTTGCTCGATCCTGAAGAAGGACACAGGCGCCGTAGCGCGCTGTCATACCCGGTGGAAGCAGGCAAGCTGGATACTCCAACAAAGGAACTCGGCATGGCAACGTTGACAGACCTCGCGCGCACCGCCGCCGAGAAGAAGGAAGAGCTTGAACGTTGGAATGATGGGCCGAAGGAATCCGACCGTCCTGATTATCCATACGGCCTGACGCTGTTCCTCGATTACAGCACGCTGAAGAAGATGGGCCTCACCGATCGAGACTTCGACGCCGGCCAGCCTGTCACCATCCATGCGGAGGCCATGATCGCCGAAGACCGCATCGAGATCATCAATGGTGAGAAGCGCCACTCGATTTCGCTCCAAGTGCAGAAGATGGCGCTTCAGCAGGATCTGAAGGACGCCGCCGACAAGTTCTACGGCGAGAAAGTCAGCTGATATACCCATGCTCAATGACAAGCAGCGTCGTTTCGTCGAGGAGTATCTGATCGACCTCAATGCCACCCAGGCTGCGATCCGCGCCGGGTACAGTGAGAGAACGGCCCATTCCCAAGGCCCAAGGCTGTTGGAGAATGTTGGAATTATTGCCGCTATCGAGGAAGCGAAGGCTGAGCGCTCAAAGCGCACGAAGATTGACGCTGATTGGCTGCTCAAGCGCCTGGCCGATGAAGCTACCGCAGACATCGCCGACCTTTACGATGATGATAACAATCTCAAGTCCGTAAAGGATTGGCCGCTGATCTGGCGTCAAGGCCTCGTCGCAGGCGTAGAGATCGATGCTTTGTATGAGGGATACGGGGAAGACCGCGAACAGGTCGGCCACACAAAGAAGCTCAAGCTGTCCGATCGTATCAAGCGCCTCGAACTGATCGGCCGCCACGTCGATGTTCAAGCCTTCAAGGAAAAGGTCGAGGTCGAGCTGACTGGCTCCCTCGCAGAACGCCTAGCGCGAGCAAAGGCAAGAGCAGGTAAGTAAATGCCAGCCGCAGCGCAGACCGATGTCGACCTCGATGACGAGATTATCGAGCTGGCGGCGCAATGCCAGTATGACCCGCAGGCTTGGGCGACGATCGCATGGGATTGGGGCAGGGGTGATCTTGCCGGGATCGATGGCCCTCGCGACTGGCAAGCCGACATCAATGCCCAGATCAAGCAGCACCTGAACAGCGAGAACCGCTATCAGCCGCTGCAGATCGCCGTCTCAAGCGGCCACGGTATCGGTAAGTCGGCTGAAATGGGCATGCTCTGCAACTGGGCTATGTCCTGCTTTGCTGGCTGCAAGATCCTGGCGACAGCGAACACTGAGCTGCAGCTGCGGACGAAAACCTCGCCAGAGATCGGGAAGTGGTTTCGGTCTTCGATCACGGGCCACTGGTTTGACGTCGCATCGATGTCGATCAAGGCCAAGGAGAACGGCGAAAACTGGCGCCTCGACTTCTCCCCATGGTCTGAGCACAACACGGAAGCTTTCGCCGGCCTGCACAATAAGGACCGGATCATCGTTTTGATGTTCGATGAGGCATCAAAGATTGCCGACAAGGTCTGGGAAGTCGCCGAGGGCGCGCTGACGGACGAGAACACCATCATCATCTGGCTCGTTTTCGGTAACCCGACACAGAACGTCGGTCGGTTCCGCGAGTGCTTTCGCCGCTATCGCAAGCGCTGGATCAGACGACAGATCGATAGCCGGACGGTGCCTGGCACCAACAAGGAAAAGCTCAACCAGTGGGTTGAGGACTACGGCGAAGACAGCGATTTCGTAAAGGTGCGAGTGCGCGGCATGTTCCCATCTGCTTCGGCAAAGCAATACATCTCGACCGACATCGTCGATGCGGCCCGCAAGCGCCACCTCCGCAAGGAGCAATACGATTTTGCTCCCAAGATCATCGGCGTTGATCCCGCATGGACCGGCGATGACGAGTTGGTGGTCTACTTCAGACAGGGGCTTTACTCAAAGCTCCTCATGAAGATGCCGAAGAACGACAACGACATCGAGGTCGCCAATCACGTCGCTCGGTTCGAGGATGAGCTTGGCGCGGATGCTGTGTTCATCGACCTTGGCCATGGCACAGGCATCTACTCTGCCGGCATTACGATGGGCCGCAACTGGCAACTGATCAATTTTGGCGGCAAGAGCGTCGATCGCGGCTGCCTGAACAAGCGCGCCGAGATGTGGAAAGGCCTTCGCACCTGGCTGATGGATGGTGGAGCGCTCGAAGATGACGACGTCCTCTACCAGGATCTGATAGGCCCTGAGCTTGTTCCTCGTGTTGACGGCATCATGCAGCTCGAAAGCAAAGAGCACATGAAGGATCGAGGCATCCCGTCTCCGAACCGGGCTGATGCGCTTGCTCTGACCTTTGCCTTCCCAGTCGTCGCCAAGGAAGATGACCGCGGCTCTAACGTTCGTGGCGGCAGCTACGGCGGCCAATCCTCCGACGACGAGTACAACCCCTATGCATGAGGTGAACGCCATGAGCGTCAAGGATATGGAACTGCTTCTCGCGCAGCAGCAGGCGGCAATCGACCTGGAGCGCGCCAAGACAGCCGTCGCTAATGGTCGGGCGCTCGTGGTCATGCTCTTCGCCCTTATCATCGCGGTAGCCGCTCTGGTCGACAAGGCGGCTCTGTGGCTCGCTTTGCTGCCCTTGGCCAGCATCGGGGCGGCTTACCTCGCTGACGGCGTCCTGCGCCGCTACCAGCCTTACCTGTCGATCGTCAGCATTGTCTGCGCGCTCGCCTCCCTTCTCATCATCTTTTACCTCTGAGGTTCGCGCATGTGCATTTTTGGAAGCACCCCAAAAGCTGAGACGCCGGCTCTTCCCGTCGAGTATGCCGCACAGCGGGCACCGTCCACGGCTGCAGCGCAGGATGCTGGCAAGACTGCAAGAGATAAGCTGCGCGCCGCGACACCGACCATGCTGACCGGCGCCAATGGTGTCGGCGCTGTCGATGCCACCGGCAAGAAGACGCTGCTGGGCGCTTGATATGGCGGACACTATCCGGTCGCGGCACGATAGGCGCCTCGCAGCGCTGAAGACAGAACGCAGCGACTACGAGGCCAACTGGCAGGAGCTGAACGATTTCATCTCGCCTGGCCGATATCGGAAGGGTGACGCAAAGGAGAACCGCGGCAAGCCGCTCAACTCCAAGATCATCGATAACTCGCCTTTGCTTGCACATCGTGTCGCTCGATCGGGGATGCAGGCTGGCCTGACCTCTCCAACGCGCCCCTGGATGCGCTACAGCACGTTCGACGACGATCTGAAGGAGTTCGGCCCGGTCAAGGATTACCTGTATCAGGCAACCCGTAAGGCCCGTGACAAGCTTTCGGTATCGAACATCTACAACTGCCTGCACTCAGGCTATGGCGACGAGCTGCTTTTCGGCCAGTTCTGCATGATCCTGACCAAGATGCAGGACAAGCTGCACGCCATCATGCCCATTGCCGGCCAATACTGGCTGGCTGCCAGCGGTGCGCAGCGCGTTGACACCTGCTATCGCCGGATCTGGATGACTGTCGAGCAGGTGGTCGGGCGCTTTGTCCGCAAGCCGAACGGCGATATGGACTGGTCCAAGGTCTCGACGACGGTCAAGAACCTTTGGGACAAGGGCAGCTATGACGAATGGGTCGAGTGCTTCAATGCAATCGAGCCGCGCCATGACCGCGACCACCGCAGCCCGACCAAGGCCAACAAGCCTTTCATGTCGAACTACTGGGAAGCGGGCGGAGACAGGGATGTCATGCTGGAGATCAGCGGTTTCGATCGCAATCCGCTGATCGCTCCCCGCTGGGATATCGTCGGTGAAGACGTCTACGCGGCTTATTGCCCAGGCATGGACGCGCTCCCTGACGTCAAGATGCTGCAGAAGGAGCAGAACTGGAAGGGCCAAGCGATCGAGCACCAGGTCAAGCCGGCCGTCGTCGCCCCGATGGCGCTGCGCAACAAGCGGAATTCATCGCTGCCCGGTTCGATCACCTATGTCGACGAGGCAAGCGCGAATTCCTCCTACCGTCGGGCCTTCGAAGTCAATCTGTCGGTTAATGAGCTGGTGGGCGACATTCAGGACGTGAACCGCCGTGTCGACCGCGCCTTCTATGCCGACCTGTTCATGGCCATCTCGAACATGCAGGGCATCCAGCCGAAGAACGTCCTGGAGCTGACGCAACGCAAGGAAGAGCAGCTTCAGCAGCTCGGTCCGACTGTCGAGCGCCAGCACCATGAACTGATCATGCCTTTGGCCGACTGGGTGTTCTATGCCCTCGACGACGACAACGAACTGCCTGAGCCGCCACAGGAGCTGGAAGGGCAGGAGCTTCGCATCGAGAATGTGTCGACCTTGGCTCAAGCTCAGCTCGCGGTCTCCACCGGGTCGATCGAGCGCTTCGTCGGTTTCGTCGGCAACATCAGCGCTGGCAGCCCGGAGTCGATGGACAAGGTCGATTTCGATCAGGCGATCGACGAATATGCCGATGCCGTCGGCGTGATGCCTACAATCGTTCGCTCCGACGACGACGTGAAGCAGATGCGAGCCGATCGAGCCAAGCAGCAGCAGGCCGCACAAGCCGCTGAAATGGCCTCCAAGGTAGCGCCAGCCCTCAATCAGGGCGCTCAAGCCGCACAGGTGCTGGCCGGAACGGATGATACCGGTGGGCCTGCTGACCTCCTTAGCCGTCTGGGGATTGCTGGATGACCAAGACTCGGGAGCAACAGGACCTCGAACTCGCAACCGAGTTCGTGCTGGCGGAGCCGCGCGCTCGCGAATTCCTCTGGTGGATCATTGGCAAGTGCGGCGTCTACCACGCGCCCCATGCCGTCAATGGCGAGACAGGAATCCACATCGGCCGCCGGATCGTCGGCGTCACCATCATCGACCAACTGAACTCGATCGATCCGACCGCATACGCCCGGATGATGATCGAGGCTCACAACCGCGCGGAGAGGTACGAACGCGATGAGAAGAATGCACAGCCTGCTGACGAGTAGCGTTGCCTTTGCCCCTGAGGGCGTCGAGGGCGGCGGCGGAGACGACGGCGCTACATCTGAGACTGCTGCCAAGGAAAGCGCGTCTGGGTCGATCCTGACGGGCAAGGTCGAAGGCGCTGCCGAAGAGACCGGCAAGATCGAGGGCGATACCAAGGCGAAGGAAGAGCCGGCCGCCGACGAGGGGTGGAAGGAATACGTTCCCGACGACAAGCTCTCCGCCGATGACAACGCCAAGGCGAAGGCCGAGCACGACAAGACCAAGCCTGCTGAAGGCGATGGCAAGGACAAGAAGGAAGAGACCGACAAGGCTGACGTCGTGCCGGAGGACGGCAAGTACGAGATCCAGCTTGCCGACGGTATCCAGCTTGATGAAGCGCTGCTCGACAAGGCGGCGCCGGTCATGAAGGAAATCGGCCTCACCAACGGTCAGGCCAGCAAGCTCGCCGGCGCACTCGCCGAGCACAAGAAGGCTGAGTTCGACGCCCACGGCGAGCGCCTCCAGAAGATTACCGACGACTGGCAGAAGGAAATCAAGACCGACAAGGAGTTCGGTGGCGACAACCTGAAGGTCAGCGTCAACAACGCAGATCGCGTGATCGCGACGTTCGGTGATGAGCCGCTTCGTCGGGATCTCGTGGAACTCGGGCTGGGCAACCATCCCGGAATCTTCCGACTATTGGTCCGTGTCGGCAACGCTCTCAGTGATGACAAGCCTGTCACGTCGGAAACCCCCGCCGCATCCCAGAAATCGCCTGAGGAGGCGATGTACGGGGCAACCACTCCAATGACACGAGGTTAATCATGGCCACTGTTGGCAACCTTTATCCGACGCTCTCGGACCTGAAAAAGCAGGAATGGGGCGATGACATCGCAACCATTATCGACATGCTCGTCCAGTTCAACAGCATGTACGAGGATGCCCCCATTCTCGAATGCAACATGGGTACCAGCCACCTGACGACGGTGCGCACCGGTCTCCCGACCCCAACCTGGCGCAAGCTCTACAAGGGCGTTCTGCCTACGAAGGGCACCACCGCGCAGGTCAAGGACGCGACCGGCATGCTGGAAGACTGGTCCGAAGTTGACGCCAAGCTCGTCGACATCGCCAAGAACCCGGCCAAGTTCCGCCTGAACGAGGCGAAGGCTCACATCGCCGGCATGGCGAACACGCTCGGTTCCACCGTTTACTACGGTGACACTGACGTGAACCCGGAGCGCTTCACCGGCCTGCATCCCCGCTTCAACTCGAAGTCCGCTGCCAACGGCAAGCAGATCATCGATGCGGGCGGTACTGGATCGGACAACACGTCGATCTGGTTCGTCACCTGGGGCGAGGACTCGGTTCACCTTCTCTACCCGGAAGGCACCAAGGCTGGCCTGCAGCGCGACGACAAGGGCAAGACCACCAAGGAACTGCCTGACGGTTCGCTGTATGACGTCTTCCGCGAGAAGTTCTCGCAGGACATCGGCATGTCCGTCCGCGATTGGCGCGGCGTGGCTCGTGTCGCCAACATCGACGTATCCGACCTTCGCGCGGACGCATCGACCGGCGCCAAGCTGATCGATCTGATGATCGACGGCTACTACGCCCTGCAGAACCCGAACCAGCCAAACGGCAAGACGGTCATCTACGCGCCTAAGACGGTGCAGACCTTCCTGCACAAGCAGGCCATGAACAAGACGAACGTCAACCTGACGCTCGATCAGGCCCAGGGCAAGCCGCAGGTCTCGTTCCTCGGCCTTCCGATCCGCCGGGATGACAACATCCTCGAAACCGAAAGCCAGATCCTCTAACGGGGGTCGCGAAGCAAGGTACAAAACCATGATCTTCGATGCTCAGAACACCTTCTCGGATGCGCAGGCGATCACCGCTTCTGCCGTATCCACCAACGTCGTAGACTTCGGCGCCTCGGGGAAACCCATTGGCGCCGCAGCCGCAATCCGCAAGGACATGGGCCGCGGGATGAAGGTCAACGTCCGTATCCAGATGGTCGAAGCTGCGCTCGCCGCTGGTGCCGCAACGCTGACCGTTGACCTTCAGACGGACGATAACGAGGCCTTCGCGTCTCCCAAGACCGTGTGGACCTCCGGCCCGATCGGCAAGGCACAGCTCGTCGCTGGCTACGTCTTCCCGATGGAATGGTTCCCGCGCGGTACCGACGAGCGCTACGCCCGTCTGAACTACACCGTCGCAACAGGCCCACTGACGGCCGGCAAGATCACCGCCGGTGTCGTCGCTGCAGGGGAGGACAACAACTATGACTAAGGCCATCACCGTCATCGCCACCCGCCAGGGCGTCTACGACCACTTCCGCGAAGAAGGCGACGTCTTCGAAGTTCGGGACGAGCGGCACTTCTCCAAGAACTGGATGCAGAAGGTTTCTGCGTCCACTGCCAAGAAGCTCCATGCTGCTGAGGCGGAGCACGGCGAAGCTGAGGTTCATGTCGTCGACACATCGAGCGAGAACAACCCGGAGCTTGAACGACTTCGGGCTGAACTACTGGCCAAGAGCAAGGAACTGGACGAGCTGCGCGCAGCTGGGAAGGCTCCTGCGACGTCCACCGACGGCAAGAAGGACGATCAGCCCGAGAAGACTGCAGCCGAAGTGCTCGCCATGAACAGCGACCCCTCGGTCGACTTCATGACGTTCAAGGCTGCAGCTCGCAAGATCCTCGGCAGTGACACGCCGTCGACCAAGGCTGAAATCATCGCCGCTCTCGAAGACAAGGCCACCACGCCTTAATCGCGAAAGCGTCGAAACTCATAGGCCCGGTGGGAAACTACCGGGCCTTTCCTATGCTTGGAGATGGTCATGACGTCGGTTGTCGGTATCTGGAATATTGCCCTGTCGCACGTCGGCAAGGCCACCATATCGGACCCCAACGAGGAATCCGAAGAGGCGCGGCAGTGCAAGCTCCACTATGCCTTGACCCGCGATACCATGCTGCAAGCCTATCCATGGCTGTTTGCCCGCAAGATGCAGGTCCTTGCTGAAGTCACGAACACCTGGGGCGAGCGCTGGCAGCACACCTTCACACGCCCGTCGGATTGCCTGAAGCCTATCCGGATCGTTCCTGAGATCGACATTGCTGATGACATCAACGGCATTGCCTACAGCGTCGGTGAGGGCCTGATCTACTGCGACATCTCTCCGGCCAAGCTGGAATACACGATGCGTTTCGAGGATCCAACCCGGTTCCCTCCATTGTTTCAGGATGCCCTGTCGTGGGCGCTGGCCACCAAGATTGCCATGCCGCTTACCAAGGACCAGGGCGTCCGCAAGGATGCCTACCAGATCGCAGGCCAGACGCTCGGCGCAGCCCAGATGGCGGACGCCAATGAGGCCAACGACGAGAGCAGCACCTACGATCGCCCCTCCGCCCTCATTCAGTCGAGAAGCTAACGCATGGCCATTCTGCGCACGATGCAGCCTGCCTTCACGGCGGGCGAGCTTAGCCCTGCCTTGTGGGCTCGCGTCGACCTGTCGAAGTACCAGTCCGGCCTGAAGATCGCCAAGAACGTCTTCGTGCACCCGCACGGCGGCGTATCGAACCGCGCCGGCCTTGAGTTCATCGGCCGCATCCGTGGCTCGGGCATCGCGGTCCTCATTCCCTTCGTCTATGACGCTGAGACCGACCAGACCTACAATCTCGAATTCTCGCACCTGAAGATGCGTGTTTATCGCGCTGGGGCTCCGGTCCTCCAGGCTGCCAAGAACGTTACGGCCATGACCACGGCGAATCCGGGCGTCTTCACCTCTGCAGCTCATGGCTATGCCAACGGAGACGAGGTCTATTTCGCCGGTATCCTTGGCCCGACAGTCCTGAATGGCCGTAACTTCATCATCCGCAACGTGACGGCAAACACCTTCACGCTTGAGGATCTGTTCGGCAACGCGATCAGCACCGTCGGCTTGCCGGCATATGTCAGCGGTGGCACGGCGCGTCGGATCTATGAGGTGGTTTCGCCCTATACGCAGGACGAAGTGCGGCGCATCGTCTTCGCGCAGGAGAACGACGTCATCTACATGACGCATCAGGCGCACCCGCCGCAGAAGCTTTCCCGACTGGCCGACGACAATTGGACCTTCACCACGCCGACCTTCGCACCCTCGATCGTCGCACCGGCCGCGCCAACGGTCACTGCCGTGGTGAACACCTCTGGCGCTCCGGGCTATTCGGCCACGACTTACCGCTACAAGGTGGCGACCATCGCCGATGCGACGGGCGAGGAAAGCCTGCCATCGCCGCTCGGCTCCGTTGTCAACGACCTCGACATCGCGACAGGCGGCGTCAACGGCAAGAACCGCGTGTCATGGGGCGCGGTGGCGGGAGCAGGGCGGTATATCGTCTACAAGGAAGACAACGGCGTCTACGGCTATATCGGCGGCACGACTGGCACGACCTTCGATGACGAGAACATCACGGCGGACCTGAGCAACACCCCGCAGGCGGGCATCAACCCGTTCAATAGCGCCGGCAACTATCCGGCTTGCGTGAACTTCTACGAGCAACGCCTGGCAATGGCCGGTACCGAGACGATCCCGTCGGGTGTCTGGCTGGGCCAATCGGCCAACTATGAGAACTTCGGCGCGTCTTCGCCGGCCAAGGCAAGCGATTCCATCACCTTCCGCGTGAAGTCGAAGGAGAAGAACGCGGTGCGGGCGCTCGGCGAATCCCGTGGCCTGGCTGTCTTCACGTCTGCAAACGAGTTCAATGTCTCGGGCGGCTCTGAAGACTTCCTCACGCCCTCAAGCATTGTCGTCAAGAAGCAGAGCAACCGAGGCTCCGGATTGGTGCAGCCGATCGCGGTCGGCGACGTGATGCTCTTCTCGATCGCCCGCGGCGGCGTGGTGCGCGACTACTCCTACGAGTTCGCCAACGACAACTTCACCGGCAAGGATCTGACGATCATGTCGCGCCACCTTTTCAAAGGGCGCAAGATCGTCTCTTGGGCCTATGCGCAAGCGCCAGACTCCATCGTGTGGGTGGTGCTCGACAACGGCCAGTGTGTCAGCCTGACCTATATGCGAGAGCATGATGTCTGGGCATGGACGCGACACGAGACCGATGGTTTCTTCGAAGGCGTCAACGTCGTGCCTGAGGGTGACGAGGACGCGGTCTATTTCATCGTGCGCCGGACAGTGCAGGGGCAAGATCAGCGCCATATCGAGCGCTTGCACTCCCGCCTGTTCGAGGATTCGGAAGACGCCTTCTTCGTCGACAGCGGCCTGACCTACGACGGCGCACCGATCACCATGCTTCGCGGCCTCTATCACCTTGAAGGCAAGGCAGTGGTCGCGCTTGCCGATGGCAATGTGATCAAGAACCTGACGGTGACCAACGGCTCCATCACCATCCCCTCGGCAGCCTCGAAGATCCATGTCGGTCTTGCCTATGAGGCAATGTTGAAGACCCTCGATCTCGACCTGGGCAACGTTCAAGGGCTTGGCTCGGTGCAGGGGCGGAACAAGGCCATTGCTACCGTGACGCTTCGTGTCGAGAAGACGCGCGGTATCTGGGTCGGGCCGAAGGAAAACAAGCTGACCGAGTTGAAGCAGCGGCAGTTCGAAAACTGGAACGAGGCAATCCGGCTGGCGACCGACGATGTCGAGATCACCCCCACGTCGGACTGGACCAAGGGCGGGACCATCTTCGTTAAGCAGTTCGACCCGCTGCCCATGACAATCCTTGCGATCCTTCCTGATGTGAGGGTCGGCGGATGACGTTCAGGATCATTCCGGCCACAGAAGCCCATGCAGAAGAGATAGCGCCTCGGATGAGGGTAGCAGACGTCGAAGAGGTGTTTGCCGCCTCAGGGCGCGGCAGGCTGTCAGCATTGCGCTATTCGATCGCCCGTTCCGACTTCGCCTATACGGTAGAGTTCGATGGTCGGCCGGAAACCATGTTCGGTTGCGGCACGGCGAACATCACAGCGAATGTCGGCGCGCCTTGGTTGCTAGGCTCGGACGCCCTCGAAACCCACTATCGCCACTTCCTGCGCGGCTCCCGCTTCTGGATCGGCAAGATGCTCACGGAATACTCGACGCTGCGCAACATCGTCGACGATCGGAACCACGTCTCGAAGCGCTGGCTTGAATGGCTCGGCTTCACTCTGAGTGAGCCGGTACCGATGGGATATGAAAAGCGGCCTTTCCGCATATTCGAAATGAAGGCAAACCATGTGTGATTTCGGGCTCGTTCTGACCGCTGCTTCAACGCTCGTTGGCGCGGCCGGCGCAAAGCAGTCAGCCGACGCTGAAGCCGAGGCGCAGAACTACAACGCCAAGGTCAAGGATATGAACGCGACCCTGGCCGAGCGCCGGGCGCGTGACGCTCTTGAGCGAGGGCGCATCGATGAGCAGCAGAAGCGCGAGCAGGTCTCCCAGATCCAAGGCAAGCAAAAGGCTGCTATGGCTGCAAACGGCGTTGACCTAACCTTCGGCTCGCCGCTCGACACGCTGGTCGACACTGCAACGCTCGGCGAGCTGGACGCTCTCACCATCCGCAAGAGCGCGGCGCGTGAGGCTTACGACTACAAGGTGCAGGCCGTTAATGATCGGGCAGACGCCTCGCTGTCGCGCGCCAATGCCAAATCGACGAAGAAGGCAGGCTATCTCAGCGCCGTTGGTACCGTCCTCACTGGCGCTGCCAAGGGCTACGGGCAGGCTTATGGCCAAGGCGGCAGCCTCGCTTATGGGGGAGGCCGCTAATGCCTACCGTTCCCGTCTACCAGAGAACCGAGCGTCTTCGTCCGGAGCTTCAGCAGGGCGTCACCACGCAAGCCAGCGGCAACGACTTCGGCGCCCAGATCGGCGCTGGCCTTCAACAGGTTAGCCGTGGGCTCGACAATGCCGGCGAGGCAGTGGCGCAGGTCAACGCACTTAAAGACGAATCCATGGTCCGTCAGCGCCGCAACGCAATGATGGAGGAGAAACGGTTACTCATGTACGACCCCGAAACGGGCTACATGACGAAATCCGGTCAAGCCGCGATCGACGCGCGACCGAAGTTCGAACAAGACCTTCGGGCTCTCAATGCGAAGCACGCTGAAGGCTTGTCGCCGGCACAGCAGAACCTTTACGAGCGTACCACCGAACCGCTCGTCCAAGATGGCCTTCAGTCAGGCATCGTGCACAACGCCAACGAGCTGAAGACCCAGATTGCGAATGACGCCGCCGCCTCGTCGGAGAACTTCCTGAACGAAGCGCTTGTCAACTATGCAAACCCAGCGAAGGCAGACAAGTATGTTGCAGCCGGCCTGTTGGAAATCAAAAACCTCGGCGAAAAGCAGGGCTGGACAGCCGATATCCTTGAAAGCAAGCAACGCACGTATCTCTCAGGCGCTACGCAGAAGATGGCGCTGCGCATTGCCGCGGAAAACCCGCTGGCAGCGAAGGAATACATCACAAAGAATTCGTCGCGACTGAGTGCTGACGATCAGTTCGAACTCGATTTGAAGCTGAAGCCTATCGTGCAGGAAGCGGAAGCAACCGCCAATGCCGCCGATCTGCTGGGCAAGAAGCGCGGTTCGGGCGTGGATGTCGTCAAGGAAGTCGTCGACGCTGCAAGCAACGACAATGCAGGGCGCGAAGATCCTGGCGCGGCCACCGGTGCCGATCGTCCGGTGTCGACGACTGGCCCGACAAAGGTTCGCGCTTTCCTTGCCGCTCGCGCTCCGGGCAAAGGCATGGCGGCGATCGATGGCCTCGATGACACGTTCGCGACGAACCTAGCTGCGATGATCGAGGATGCGCCGCCGTCCATTCGGGCAGGTCTTCAGGTTGTCAGCGGTGTGCGATCCAATGAACGGCAGGAAGAACTGTTCGCGAATTCAGATCGGACCGGACATTCAGTCGCGTTTCCTGCAGGATATCGCAAACCTGATGGCTCGATCGCGAAGGGGTCGAACCATCTTCGCGGTAAGGCTGTCGATCTGGGTTGGAATGGTAAGCTGCTCCGCCCCGGCAATGCTCCTCAGGAGGTCATCGACTGGGTGCATTCGAACGTCGGCAGCTACGGCATGTATTTCCGCATGGGCCACGAGCCATGGCATGTGGAGCCTACAGGCGGCAGGGGCAGCACAGTGGCCTCGAAGGTCGACATGCCCGTTTCGCGCTCCGCTGCGCCGTCCTATGACGAGATCCAGACCTACTTGGGCAACATCAAAGACCCTGTTGTTCGCGAAAAGACGCAGGAGAAGATTTTCCAGTCACTGGCGCAGCAAGACAAGATCCGCGAGATGAACCAGCAGGGCGCTCGCCAGCAGCTCTGGGACATGTGGGAGAAGAATGGCCAGACGCCGGATCAAGCGCCGGTCGATTTGCGCATCGCTGCCGGCAACACTGCCGTCGACAGCATCAACGAATCCATCAAGAAGGAGCGCGAAGGCTATGCGGTCACCGATCAGAACGTGCTGTTCGGCTTGAACCGTATGGCTGCCGAGAACCCTCAGGGGTTCAAATCTCTCGACCTGACGGATTACTACGCCCAGCTTTCTCGCGAGGATCGCAAGGCCGTTGCCGACAGCCAGAACAAGCTGCTGTCCGGCGACGTGGAAGCGCAACAGAGCGGTGCAAACTACAACGCCGCCTATAAGCAGGCGGAACAGTCGCTCGCTTCTGTCGGCCTTACGACCACAGGCATCCCGGCAAACTCCACCACCAAGCGGGCAGAGATGGAGACGCGGGTGGCGAAGTTCCAGAACGCGTTGAAGAGCGAGATCGATCAGTTCCGCACACAGAACGGCAAGACGCCCGGCTATGACGAGACGCAGTCGCTGATCAACGCCTTGCTGATGAAGTCCATCTACACGGAAGAGCGCAGCGCCTACTCTCCGGCGCGGCTATTCGATGATGGCCAGGATCAGGTCGGCGAGGGCCTCATGTTCGAGCGGGGCGATCGGCCGGACGGTTCGAACGTCAAGCCAGTCGTTGAATATCCGAAGATCCCGCCTGAGTGGCAGTCATCCATCCGCACGGCACTGACCGAGCGGAATGGAAAGCCCCCCTCACGACAAGAGATCGAAGCGGAATATGCTGCTGTCGTGATGGAAATCTTAGGGCAAAACTAAGCGTTAATTACACGTTGTGGCAACTCTGCCCCCAATAGGAGTTGAGGTGCAATAGGTTGTCCGGTTCATTGCGTTAATGTCCGAGACGTCATTGGCAACCTGCATCGCATGGCGCTGCCGTGCATTCGCTTGCTGAGCATCCACCTGCATAAGGCAATTGGAAAACGCGTCTGTGCCCTTCTTGAAGCCATAGTTCGTGCAGGTTGTAGCAATCTGCTCCCTCAGTTTCTGGCGCTGCTCCTCTGTCGGTACGCACGCGGTAAGTGCAAACCCTGTGAGTAACACCACTACCAATTTCATCATTACAAGCCCCCGGTGATAAATGTCTCCTGACGAATATCTTGCACAAAGCCGAGATCGGCAAGCCGTGTCGACGAAGCAAGTTGCATTCTCGTTAACGCAGGACCCGACGACGCCCGATCAGCACGCGTCTGACATCAAGATGGCGCAGTCGCTGGCGCTGCCGACGTCGTTGACCTCGCAGTTTCGGGACACCTTCGCGCAGCGCATCGAGCAGAAGCGCAACGAGACGATCCTTTCGGCGAACCCGCGTCTGCAAAACTGGATGGAAACTCCAGATAACGCCAAGGTGGCGAAGGATGATCTGCCGGCGCTGTCCTGGTGGGAGCAGTTCTCGAAGGGCGCGGTCCCTGCAACGGTCACCGAAACCGCCAAGGGCGTGCCGGTCGGCGCCGTGCAGATGGGCGGCTTGGCCCTCGAAGGCGCTGGACAGGTTCTTGCTACGGGTGAGGGTGCTGACAAATCCCCGATCGCAAAGCGTATCGCTGAGGCCCGGTCGCGCTCCCCGGAAGAGATTGCGCAGCTTCGCAAGGACATCTTTCAGCAAGGCGTGATCAATCCGAGCATCGCCCAATCGGTTCTGTCTGATGTGCTGTCGGGTGATATGCGCCCTGATGAGGCGTTCTCCGCCTTTGAACCAGCGCTGGAAGACATCAGCCGCGGCCTTCAGTCGGCGGGTGAAGCGACACAGACCTATAGCGAAGGGATGCTGCCGGCCGCCAAGGGGTACGAGGATAGCTGGGCTCGCACGATCGGCTCCGGCATTGGCTCCATGATCCCGGTCATCATTGCTGGCCTCGCTTCAGGTGGCGGCGGCGCTGCTGCCCTCGGTGCTGCGTCTGGCGCCGGTGAAGCCTCTTCGAATGCTCGCACTGCCGGGCAGGATGAGGACACCCAGACGATTGCCGCGTTCATGGGCCTTCTGCCTGGCGCGACAGATGCCATCCCGGTCGAACGCCTGCTGAACAACAAGGTCATCAAGGCGGGCCTCGCTTCGGTACTCCGCCGCATTGGCGCGCAGGCGGCGGTCGAAGGCGGTCAGGAAGGCGTTCAGCAGGTCATGCAGAACGCTATCTCGCAATATCTCTACGCGCCCGACAAGTCGCTGACTGACGACGTGGGTGAGAACGTCGCGGCCGGTGGCGTGATTGGCGCCATCATGGAAGCTGGCAAGCTGGCCTTTGAAGCCGCCCTTCCTGGTCGCGTCCGCGGCGGGCACATCAAGGCGAAGCAGGCCGAGCAGACGAAGGCAACCATCGACCAGATCGGCGAGGCAGCAAACACCAGTAAGCTACGCCAGCGTCTCGACGGCTCGTTCATGGATTTCGTCGAGAAGGCCACCGAAGGCACGCCCATCCAGGACATCTACGTTCCCGCCGAGAAGATGCAGGAGCTATTTCAGAGCTACCGATACGACCCCGAAGAGTTCCTGACCGATCTACCGGGTGTTGATCCGGCTGAATGGCAGACGGCGATTGCTACCGGCGGCGATGTGAAGATCCCGACGGCCACCTATGCCGCCAAGCTTGCGGGCTCTGAGTTCGACGACTTCCTTCGCCAGAACATGCGCTTTGAGCCTGACGGCATGACCTTCCTTGAAGCGCAGGACTTCAACGCTCGCGCGTCCGAAATCCAGATGCAGGCCTTCGAGGAATCGGAAGCCGCTCGGGTAGCGCAGGAAAGCGAACGGTCGCTCGACGCGCAGGAATACGACGAGCTCGTCGGACGCCTTCGCGCGGCCGGCCGCGCCACCGACGTGGCTCGCTTTGAAGCCGCGCCGCTGATCGCTATGCGCCGCACCATGGCGTCTCGCGCTGGGCTGTCGCAGGAGGAGTTTGCCAAGGCCAACCCGTTGCCGGAGGTGCGCGGCGCTGTGCCGGAAGGCATGCAGGCCAAGAACGTCGACGAACTGACGCGCCAGTTGGCCGAGATGCGCTCGTTCAAGCCGAAGCCGATCGAGAATGGCCCATCGCTGCTTGAGGCAATCTCCGATTACGGCGGCATCAATGATACCGGCGGGGAATTGAAGGCTCGCGATGCTTCCGTCGTCAAGCGCGGGAAGGGCAAGAAGAACCTGCGCCTGGCGCGGGGCGGGGTGATCGCCGGCATGAAAGACCTGCTCGGCGGTACCGAAGGCGGCAAGAAGCACGGCATCGACGACGTTGCGCAAGCCATGATCGAGTCCGGATACCTTCAGGACAACCCGGTTGCGAACGAATACCGGACCGCGCTGGAGACGGGCGGCGAGCTGCCGAACATCGGTAACGCTCTTCTGGATGCGATCGACGAAGAGTTGCGCGGCAACATCCAGTACTCGGGCAACGTCGAGGCAGACGAGAAAGGCGCGCTGATCGATAGCAATATCGCTTACCTCGATAGCCTGGGCGTCTCCCTGAACGACAGTGACGACGTGATCCGGGAAGCTTTGCGGAAAGCGCAAGATGATGAGGCGCGCAAGTACGGTCAGGATCGCCTACTCTTCCAAGAAGGCAAGCGCGGGTCGATCCAGCTGCCACTAGGCGGCGCCAGCGACAGCGCGGTCATCATCAGCCTTTTCGAGACCGCAGACCTTTCGACCTTCACCCACGAAAGCGCGCACTACTTCCTGAACACGCTGCAGGACATGCAGACCGTCAGCCCCGAGATTGCGGCGATGTACGACAGCGTCAAGACATGGTGGCGCGACAATGCAAACGCGGTTGCCGCTGATGCGAAGGCCGCGTCTGGCCTCGATGTCACGGCTGAACACGTCACCGCTGCCCTCGATAACGGCTCTTCGGGTGACGCGGCCATCGATCTGGCGATCGATACCGGCATGCACGAGCAGTTCGCACGCGGTTTTGAATCGTATCTGATGGAAGGCAAGGCGCCGTCGATCGAGCTGCGCGCCGCCTTCGAGCGCTTCACCCAGTGGCTGATCCGTCTCTACAAGAACCTGCGCGGCCTGAACGTCGACGTCTCCCCGGAAATGAAAGGCGTCTATGACCGCCTGCTGGCTACTGACGCGGAAATCGAGGCCGCGAGGTCCGATGTATCGGATGAGATGCTGTTCGCCGCTGCTGAGGCCGCTGGCGTCTCTCCTGACGAATACCGCGAACTGGTGAAGCTGCACGACCGTTCCGTCGATGCTGCGAAGCAGCGCCTTCGCAAATCCGTCATGGCGCCGATCCAGCGCGAAACCGAGAAGTGGTATCGCGAGGAAAAGGCCAAAGTCCGCGAAGAGATGACGGATCAGGTAAACCGCATGCCGGTCTATCGGGCATGGGAGTGGCTGGGAAACCGTCGCTGGATGGGTGAGGAAGCGCCGGAAGGCATGCCTGACATGCGGCTGGATCGGGATGACCTGGTTCGGCGGTATGGCGAAGGCGTGCTGAAGACGCTGCCGCGTGGCAAGTTTACTGTCTACGCCAACGAGGGCGGGATGAACGTCGACGAGGTGGCCGGCTGGTTTGGCTTCGAAAGCGGGGATGCGCTTGTCAAGGGTCTCGAACAGGCCCAGCCGCGCCGGGAAGCGATCGACGCCGAGACCGAGCGTGTCATGCGCGAACGCCATGGCGACGTGCTGCGCGACGGCCAGATCGAAGAGCAGGCGATCGAGGCTGTCCACAATGACGCCCGTGGCCAGTTCCTGGCGGCCGAACTCAAGATCCTCAAGGCGCGCGCCGGCGACACATCGCCCGATATGACGGTGTCGCAGGCAAGGGAAGCCGCCCGCCAGACGATCAACCGCATGCAGGTTCGCGATGCCATTGCAAGCAATCGCTTCCTGACGGCCGAACGCAAGGCGGCAAACGAGGCTGTAAAGCTGGCCCGCCTTGTCGAGCGCGAAAATCTCTGGTCCCGCCAGAAGCGCCGCGACGTGCAGGCCGCCGTGAAGTCCGGTTCGCTTCGCTCTGCCAACTCGGCCACGGACAAGGCGAACGTCAGCACCGATCGGTTCAATGATGCCGTCTCGCTGCTAGTGGAGCAGAAGCGCCGGCAGCTGCTGAACCACATGCTCTATTCCGAAAGCCTCAAGGCCACAGAGGAGATCGAGCAGGCCGAACGCTATACCAGCCGCCTCGGCAAGCGCTCGACGCGCTCGAACCTCGCTGGCGACTATCTCGAAGCGATCGACGAGCTGTTAGAGCGCTACGACTTCCGCAAGCTGTCTTTGAAGTCGGAACAGCGACGCGGTTCCTTGCTGGCCTATGTGCAGCGCATGACCGACGAGGGCAGGGAGAACGAGCTTTCCATTCCGGATGCTGTCCTGCAGGAAGCGCAGCGCAAGCCCTATAAGCAGCTGACCGTGGACCAACTGCGCGGAATCGTCGATGCGCTCAAGAACATCGAGCACACCGCGCGGCTGAAGCAGAAGCTGAAGGATGCAAGGCGGGAACGCGACCTTGAAGCCGTCGTCGGCGATATCATAACCGAATTTGAGGAGAACGTGATAGGAAGCGCGCCTTCCCGCGCCAAGTCCGGCCGTGGTGGCGCAAAGGAAGGATTCCGCAGCTACCTCAATCTGGTCAAGACCGCCGACACGATCCTTCGGGAGATCGACGGGTTTGAGGATGGCGCCGCTTATCGCCACATCAAGGCGCCGATCGACGAGGCCGTCTCCGAGCTGATGGTGAAGCGCCGGCAGGCGGGCGAGGACTTCGACACGCTCTATTCGCTTTATTCGAAGGAAGAGCGGCGCGCGATGACGACGCTGCAGAGCATCCCCGAACTGAATGGCCAGTTCTCGAAGTGGGATCTGATCTCGATCGCGATGAACGTCGGAAACGAGGGCAACTATCAGCGCCTGACCGATAACCGGGTGAAGGGCTATTTCACGCCGCAGCAGGTCGAACTGGCGATCGGCCGCCTGGATGAGCGCGACTGGAAGTTCGTGCAGTCGGCTTGGGATCTCGTCGAGGGATACTGGCCGGATATCGAGGCGCGCGAGAAGCGGGTGACCGGTGTCGCGCCTGAGAAGGTAACGCCGCGCGAGGTGAAGACGGCCTCCGGCACTCTCAAGGGCGGATACTACCCGCTCAAGTACGATACCGAAATCTCTTCGCTGGCCCGCGACGACGATCTAAACGACATGGCCAAGTCCATGACGGGCGGACGCTTCGGCAAGGCTCAGACCAAGAACGGCCACACGAAGGAACGCGCCCAGTCCTCGGGCCGCCCGGTGATGATCGATATCGGCGTGCTGCATGGTCACATCAACCAGGTGGTCCACGATCTGGCGCTGTCGGAGGTGGTGACCAACTCCTGGCGAATCCTTCAGGACAACGACGTGAAGAGCGCCTTCCTCGATCGAGGGATGAAGTCGGACTTCGATGCGCTTGAGGTGTGGCTGCAGGACGTGGCGAGCGGTGAGGTCCGCGGCGCTGACTTCATGAACCGGTGGTCGCGCAAGCTGAAGTCGGGCTTCACTGTCTCGAAGCTGGCCTTCAACCTGACAACGGTCCTGTTGCAGCCGACTGGCATCGCGCAGTCGATCGTCGTCGTCGGGAAGAAGAACATGCTTCTCGGCGTACAGGACATGTTCCGTCGGCCTCTCTCGGGTCCAAACAGCGCGGCAAGCGAGATCATCCGCAAGTCGCCGTTCATGCAGGAACGCGAGACCACGTTCAACAAGGACATCTACGACCTGCTGGGCGAGGTGAGGGCGGGCCCGACACAGAACCGCGTGTCAGCCTTCACGAGCGAGTATCTGGCGCCGTGGGGCTTCTGGCTCATGCAGAAGGCGCAGTTCTACACCGTGGACATGCCGACATGGCTGGCGGGGTATCGACAGGCGCTCGACCAAGGCAAAGGCGAAAAGGATGCCATTGCCCACGCCGATCGTATCGTGGCGCGCGCGGCGGCGTCCGGCAACTTCTCTGATCGCACGCCGATCGAGCGCGGCACGCTGTCACGCAACGTTCGGCAGAATGATGTCGTGCGGCTCTTCACCGCCCTCGGCTCCTACATGTTCGCCAAGTTCAACGTAGCCTATGAGAAGACACGGCAGACCCAGTTCACGGATCCTCGGCAGGTTCTGTCGTGGACAACGGACATGGTCATGCTCTTCACCGTTGAAGCAGTCCTCGCCGCCATGGTTCGCGGCCAGCTTCCGTGGGGCGACGATGACGACGACGACAAGGACGGCTGGGCCGAATTCCTTGCAAAGCAGACAGCAATGAGCGTGGCCGGCACCTTGCCGTTCGTCCGCGATATCGCAAGCGGTGTGCAAGGTTTCAGCGGCGGCGGCGCTTACGGCTCGATGATGGATACCATCGCGCGCCCGATCTACCAGGCATCACAGGGCGAGGTCGACAAGGCTTTCGTTCGGTCGCTGGTCGATGCCGGTGGCCTATTCCTTCACGCGCCTTCAACGCAGATCAATCGATTCATCGATGCGGCCTGGCGACAGTCCGAAGGTGATGACGTGTCACCTATGGAGTACATCATGGGGAAATCTAAATGACCATTTCCAGCGAGATCAGCACCGCCGGCCCTTATGACGGCAATGGCGTAACAACGATCTTTCCGTATGGATTCCGGATCGTCGACGAGGATCATATCCGTGTTGTCCTTCAGGACATCTTCGGGGTGTCGACAGACCTGTCTCTCGTCGATGGCGACTATACCGTGTCGGGGGTAGGGAACGATGCGGGCGGCAACGTCACTGTCGTCGTTGCTCCGGCGACCGGACAGAAGCTGACGCTTCTCCGGAACCCGCCCTTCACCCAGGAAACCGACCTTGCGAACCAAGGGCCATACAATGCTGAGGTGGTCGAAGACCGCTTCGACATGATGGTTATGCAGATCCAGACGGTTAAGGAAATCACCGATCGATCCATTCAGGTATCACCGGGGCAGACGCCGCCGACAGCTGATTTGATTGAGGCTGCGGAAGGGAATGCGGAAGCAGCGGCCGCAAGCGCTCTCGCAGCTGGTGAGTTTGCGCAGGATGCGTCTGAAAGCGCGGCCCTTGCCGCTGAGTTCGCAAACAACCCCGAAGACGTGGCTGTTCTGCCGGGGCTGTACTCGGCCTTCCATTTCATGAAGAAGGCGCAGGCGGCGTTTGCGTCGGTGATTGCTGGCTTCGCTGCCGCCATTCATGGGGCGACGGCCAAGTCGCCGATGATCGATGCTGACGAAATCGGCTTCTGGGATAGCGTGTCGGGCGACCTACGAAAGATCACGCTCCTCAACTTCGTCGCCAGTATCTTCGTCGCCACCCGCACGATCGCCAACGCCACCTTCGCTGGGGCGACGTTCCGCCTCCGCAATGCTGCTACCGCGTTCTATCTGAATTGGAACGTGACGGCTCTGACCGCAAGTCGCACGCTGTCAGTCCCCGACCGGGATATGATGCTTGGCATCACGCATGCGACGCCTGTCGTTAACCCGAACACGGCGGCTGTAACGTTCACTGGCATCCCGGCTGGAGTGAAGCGTATCACCGCGCACTTCAACGCATGGGGACCGGCTACGAGTGCCATATGTGTTATTAGACTTGGAGCCGGCGGAGTGGTGCAATCTGCTGGGTATCTGGGTCCAGTTACAGCTAGTTCGGGCTCGGCTACCGTAGGGCACACGGGTGACCCCTCTGGCGCAATTATTGCAGACGCAACGGGAACGACAGCGAGAAGCGGCTTCATAACATTCGAGCGGCTTTCGCCTACGCTAAATATATGGTCTTGGCGGCTGACCGTGCAGAACACAACCACCAGTCAGCTTTGGGGGGCGGGCAACGTGACCCTCACAGGAGACCCTGATCGGGTTCAGTTTACGACACAAGCAGGTACCGCTCTTCTCAACGGCACAATGAACATTTCGTGGGAGTTCTGATATGGCCAGCCAAGAATTCATCATGGACGTGGGAACGGGTGAAACAAGCAAAAAGGCTTATGTGCCCCCTGCCGTGAGCGCACCGACATCGGATCAGGTGGACCAAGAGCGCGACCGCCGCATCGCCCTCGGCTTTGACTGGAACGGCAAGCACTACCAGTCCCGACAGTTCGACCTCGACAACATCCGATCGATGGGCGCGGCCGCCACGGCGATGATCGCGCAGGGTCAGGTAGACACCGGCTATCGCTGGTTCGACCCAGCACAGGACTTCGTGTGGATCGCCGCCGACAACAGCCTCACGCCCATGAGCGCATCCGACATGATCGACTTCGCGCTCGCTGGTGCGATCTGGGTCAAGAACTGCATCTTCGCTGCTTCGGCCATCAAGGCGACGGCCGGCGGCATCCCTGCTGACTATGCATCTGACGCGAGGTGGCCAAATGCGTCCTCCGGCTAATAACGCTCTTGCCCGCCTCGGCACGCTGTCGGTGACGCTGAATGACGAGCTGCGGCCCGGCTGGCTCGTCGCAGATGGAACCACGGAATACACGAGGGCGGCTTATCCTGCCTTCGTGACGAAGTTCTCGGCCAAGGGGTGGTTCTTGGCCGGAACGACCGCGTCGACGTTCAAGCTGCTCGACCTCCGCGACCTGGCGCTTGTGATCGCCGGCAAGGGCGTGACGCTTGGCTCTGTCGTGGGCATCGCCGAATACGAGCTGACGGCGGATAACCTGCCCGAGCACTCGCACACCTACGATCAACCGGGGCTCGACGCTCCGGAGAACGTCAACGTTATCGGCTCGATCCTCGGCGGCGTCCTCAAAGGCCTGACGCTGGCGCGGCCGAAGGTCACCAGCGGCGTTGCCAGCGGCAAGGCTGGCAAGCCGACCGCCACCATCAAGAAGATCCCGATCACGCCCAAGTCGATCGGCGTCAACGTCTTCGTCTTCGCGGGCCTTCCGCAAACCTGAACCATCTCTAAAAGTGGAGTCTTCCATGCTCGTCCATAACTGGCGCGCAGTGCTGGCCCGTGCCTGGTCGGTGCGGTTCATGGCGCTGGCGTTTGTCTTCATCCTCGCGGAGCCGATCTACACCTTCGTGGCGGCGACATGGGTCTCGCGAAATATCTACATCCAGCTCGGTATGTCGGCCCTGACCGGCCTGCTCACCATTGCGGCGATCGTTTCCCGCATCTTCGTTCAACAGAAAGTCTCAGGAGATCTGAATGGCAAGCCGCCTGAAGAAGGGTAGCGCGATAGCCGCTGCCGCGATTGCTGTCGTCAGCACGTTCGAGGGGCTGCGCACCGTGGCCTATCGTGACCCGATCGGAATCCCGACTGTCTGCTTCGGCGAGACGCGCGGTGTGAAGATGGGTGACAGTTACACGGTTGCCCAGTGCAGAGACATGCTGGGCGATCGGCTGGCGGAGTTTGAGACGGGCATGCGTGCCTGCCTGAAGGCTCCCGACGCCATCCCAGCCGGCGCCTACGTGGCTTCGCTGTCGATCAGCTACAACATCGGAACGGGAGCGTTCTGCAAATCCACACTCGCTCGCAAGCTGAACACGGGCGATATCGTCGGAGCCTGCAACGAATTTCCGAAATGGGACAAGGCGGCCGGCATTCGGCTTCCGGGCCTGACCAAGCGCCGCACTGCGGAGCGCGCTCTTTGCCTCAATGGGATTCCGTCCTGATGCCGATCCTATACGCCATTGCGCGCTATCTCGGATTCGGCGGCTGCATCGCGCTCGGCCTGCTTGCCTATTACGAGGGCATCCCCGGCGCGTGGCGCATTCCGTTCCTGTCGAACGTCCCGGTAATCGGAGACCTGGCAACTGGCAAGGTTCATTCCTACGCCAATGAACAGGTCCGCCTCGCTACCTCCAAGATGGTCTCTGCCTTCGAATATGAGGTGGTTGCCCAGCAGCTAGCCGAGGAGCGCCGTCGAGCCAATCAGGCTGCGCAGATCACCGAAGAATACCGAAAGCGCACTGAGGCCGCTGTGAGAGCCACGGCGCAGGCACAAGACAAGCTGGAGAAGATCATTGCGGAAGATAGCGGCACTGACAGCCCTGTGTGGGACGCTCGTGATATTGAATGGCTGTGCCAGCACGGATCAAAAGCGCCTCAGTGCAGCCGCTGAAGCAAAAGGCAGGGTGCAGGCTGCTGTCATCCTCCCCGACCTACCGGCCGAGTGCCGTGACAAGATGGGGCGGGTCTACCCGAAATCGACCGAGAAGCCCCGCAATACCCAGCTACGGTGGGAATTTGCGGCCGACGCTCAAGATGATCGAACCGGGCGGTGCTCCGGTTTCTACGACGACGTGAAAACCAAGTTCGGCCAGCGCTGAACGATAGCCTGCCAAGTGCATTGAAAGGGCAGTGGGAACGGATGACTAAAGGTGCGATGGATATGCCAACAAACGGCTCGTTCGACCCAGAGACCCGCTATGTCCAGCTTGGGGAGCGGGTAGAGAACCAGGCGACGAAGATTGCCGACCTTGATCTGAGGATGCGGCAGGGCTTCACCGACATTGGGTCTCAGATCCGCGGGCTGTCGGATGACGTTCGCGGTGGGTCGAAAACGCAGTGGCCTCTGGTCATCGGCTTCAGTTCCGTGACGATCACGATCCTTGCCGGTCTTGGCTTTCTCGCCTTGCAGCCGATCAAGGACAACATCAGCCAGATCCGGGAGGATGCGAAGGTCCAGGCATCAAGCACCTCGCAGGCGCTGAGTGTTGTCGTCGAGAAGATGGTCACGCAAAAGGAAATGGAGTGGCGCACCGCTCGGGGGACTGAAGATAGGGCGCGGATGGAGGGTTCTGTCAAAGAAGTCCGCGACGCCCAGGTCCCCAGAGAAGAGCTTGATCGGGTATGGGCCAGCTACGATCAGCGCTTCGCGGACCAGCAGCGTCAGCTCGATGATCTGAAGACGGCGCAGGGCAGCGTCTATGGGCAACGCGACTTCATGCTTGATCTCAGGGAGCGGCTTGACCGCGTCGAGCGCCAGCGGCTGACAGGGGCGCAGGGCGGATGAGTGCTACAGTGATGGCTAATATTAACCACCGCCTTAAAATAGTTCTGCGAGTATCGTTGCGGCACTATGCAACTAAAATTGTTTCTGTCACTCATCTCGCCGTTAACAACCTTATGGGGAGTGAGTCTTGATCAAAGTTCTATTTGTAGCAGCGCTGGTAGGTCTTTCCGCTGCATCTGCTTCCGTCGCCGGTAACTGCGCACATTCTTACGATCGTGCGAGCGACGGGTCTTCTTGCGGCGGACGTGCTGCCGATCAGCGTGACGGTGGCAACTGATAAACTGAAGACGAGGGGCTCCTAACGGGGCTCCTCAATCCTGCTTGCTGCCCTTCATACCGTTCGCCGCCATGAGCGCGTGATAGTATTCCTCGACCTTCCGGCCTGCCTCGCGCCTCGTGGGCTCATATCCCTGATGTGGCAAAAGGCGCTTCTTGGTTCGCGGCCCATGCCCGCTCCACATCCACTGGCCTTTCATCGGCCCATGCGGCTGAAGCTGCACCCTCCCTATTCCAATCTCCCCGTCATACCCTGACCAGTCTGAATCGGTCGGTATGTCGTTCTCGTCTATCTTGGTGCGGCGCCAGGTGTAGAGGGGTTGGTACTCGTCCATTTCACGGCCCAAAATGTTTTGCAAATCTCATTTTGTTCCATCGATTTCAGTCGAAAATCAATGGCTGTTTTGCAATAGGGAATGCCGGAAACGCTGAGTTTCTAACGGATTTTAAGTCCCTTGCGTCTACCAGTTTCGCCACGCCCGCATAGCCACCTCATTCAACGACTGCGGCGATTCAGTCAAGGGCATCTG